ACTGGCACTGGAATCTATATTAATGGTATTAAAAATAATGGACAGGATGTAGGAAAAGCTCTTTCAAGCATCGCCCCATATCTAGCAAATATCCCAATACAACCAGAGCCGCTCATATCTGGAGGAGCGCGTAATAAGTTAGGATCATCGGCTGTCAATATTTTACTTACTGCCTGTGATGGGGTGGTATTCACAAATACCAAAGACAATCTGCAGCAACCAATATCGCAGAATATAGGCGATGGAACTCTTAATAATTCCGTAGAACCCATGGACTCCACTAATCTGAGTATCAGTTAATTATCAAAAAGTTTTCTAACTATATTTTATAATAATGACTTCAAGACTCCAACGACGCAAAAACCGAGAAGCGGTGATCAATGCAGCAGCGGAAAGGCAAAGGCGAATTGAATCTGGGGACCTTCGTTATGCCCAACCATCCCCACTTCGCCAGAGCGTGGCAGATGAAGCGCGGGCGGCAGTGGCGGCGTCCGGTGCCCAGACCGCCATCGATGCAAGCCGCAGGCTCCGCGGCACGAGAACAAGGGTAAGTACTGGTCAAGTAGTCCCCGCTACCCTTCCGATAAGAGTCATTTCACGCTATGCAAACATTGGAAATGATGGGGAGAATGTTAGACCTATATGTGCCTGGCCAAATAAAAGAGATTTCCCACTTAGTATGTGGGAGAGTCCCGACGCTGCCCAACGAAAAGAATTGAGAGATAAGATAAGAGCTGGAGAAATGACATCAGAAAATGTAGCGGGTGGAACACAGTTGTCTTTTCCTGTCCGAAATGGTATCGAAATGGCTCCAAGGTTCGAGGAACTAGCAGATGATGAGACAGCTGTAATTGTTCTGACGAGTGGCGGTTTTGAACACGCTATGCTTTTATTTTTAAATGGCGGCAATATATGGACCTGCGGATACGGTTTCTATGGAGACGCCTCCGAAGCAGATGCGACATGGAAGGATAACTTCGTAAAATTACTACAAAAGATTCCTGGTATAAAAGATAGAGATGCAGATTTTCGCGAGGCATTCGCTCATAAGTTTGAAACATTGCAGGGCGCTTTATACACCGCTGATTATTTATTGCCTAGTTACACACAAGCAGCTAATATTGTTTGGGTAGGATTCATGAATTCGGGTATCAAAGAACGTCTGCGCCAGTATTTAGACACTGTCACTGTTGTCCAAGTTAAAACCACAGGCACATGTAATCGTAGCAGATGTACGGGCGTCACTGCTACAAATCACTTGACTTTATATGTAGGTGGATCTTATTACCAGGAAGCAGCTGCATGGATGCGTCGTGATTTAACTGGGCGAGTAAAATGGAATTGCTTAGAATGGGTAAAGCACATTTTAGGAGAAAATTTGCAATGCGGTTTACTAGGTAGACCTTCGAAATGCAACAGTGTAAGTCAACAACAATGGGATCAGTTAGTAGCTGCGGAATTCCCACACCGTAATTCTCAAGTGGTGCGCGAGGTTCAAGGCGCGTTATTAAAAACAGATATTGCCAGTGTTGTCGGATCCGCCGCGCGCTACGCAACTAGTAATCCAAGGCTAACGTCAGCTTGCGTGGGCGCTGCATGTGGACTTGCAGCTACTGCTTCACCGGTGTCCATTCCAGTCATCACGCCAATGGCTGCTACGTTGGGTACGACAGGTTGCGTAGGCGCAGGTTGCTTGGCAGCATCCGCAGCACACGAGGGTACTCGTAGAATCGTTAATAAAAAAATGTCTGAAGCACCCGTGCAGCAAACGATGACGCGGGGTGGTAGAAAAACTAGACGTAAGAGAAAAAAACGTAGAACACGGAATAAACATAAAAGACGTAAAAATAAAGGGCACAGAACTCGTCACAGAAGAAAGAAACATCGTAAAAAACGTAGAACACGTCGCCGTTGATTGATAATACATAAAATTGAATATAATTTGTCCATATCAAAAACAAATTATATACGCTATATACTATGGGCATCTGGACAACAAACGGAAAATCTTTGACAGTGAACCTAAAGCAGGAGCTGTCCAACAGGTGGCAACAACGTGGATTTAAATTCTGTTGGATGAAAATGAATAGTGCCATTCTTAATGAAAACGACGATACTTATTTTGAGTCAAAAACATGCGATGAAACAACATATCGTGTATTAAAAGACAAGGTTACGGTAAAAGATATTACAGGAAACAAGATTTTTGGACATATAATCCATTGGGTGCGAGGACCCTGTTCCGCAACCCCTCTGAGAGATTGGTTTATCATTATTCCTAACTAACTCACTTGCAAATCGGTCCCGCAAAAACCATAAAAAAACAAAAGAAAGGAAATAAAAACATTGTAATGACCAGCAGTTTATACGGAACAAATACCGCATAACTAAAACATTTAAAACAAACATCTTTTTTTTGTCTATCGCTCAATAGTACTTTATTTTCATCATATGAAACAAAAACATTGTCATAAATATCCTCCGCAGTCCCCGGCATATATCGGAAATATAGCTCTTCAAATTCATTATCGAGCATCATCAAAAATTACATAGCAAGAGAGTTCAGGATCATATTTTGAATGTCCTGTTCTACAAATACTACCCATATATTTGCACCATAGACAAATAATGTGAAAGAGAATTCCTGAAAAGTATCCAAAATTGCTGTTATATTATCAACTCTATTCATTTTTTTGAGACTTAGACTATTAGTCATATTGTCCCATAAAAAGAAACTTCTTACAAAGTAGATTAAACAGATACCACTAATCATCATCTTATTTTCAAATGTATCGCTATTGGAACAAATAGTCCCTTTATAATTTTTAATTTCATGTAGCATTAGCGAACCATAAAGTAACCACTGCGCAATGAAAACCAATATAGGCAATGCCAATATTAACGAAAATATATGAGAACAATAAATTTTGTTGTGTTTCTTTAATTCTTTATTTAAATACCCCCTTTTAAGGTGATATTTAAACAAACTAAACATCCCAAATGAAGGGGAAGCCATGACGATTTCCTTTTTTTCCTCCGAGGTACATGATTCTTTGGACTTTACAGGTGAGTAAAATCCCGGAGAAACCTTTTTGCTATGTTCCCCACCTAATAATAAATGATCAAGCATTTTTAATTTAAAATTTTTACATACCAATGGGACAGCCTGGCAAACATGGTAACACCAACCCTTCTTCTGTACATCGCCGTCGTCGTTGTCATCATCAGCGTCAGGCGCCGGCGAAACATTTCGTTCAGTTATTATACGTAGCGGTTTACTTGCAGCCCTCATAACACGCCTTGTGGGCGTACTTGGTTTTATGTATTCTGCTACAGCAATTTTTGTTCCTACATCAGGTTTTGGTAAGGGAGGGATCATATATGAATTAAAAATAATAATCTGTTAAGCCCTTTTCCTATAGTATTTAAGTACAAGCTCGTTATTTTGTCTATCAAATTTGTTTACCCTTTTCAAAATTTGATAATTAAATTAAAAAATTGAACTGTTATGTATCTTAAACAATAAAACCAATACCCCAGACTTCTAGCATGATCAGTAACCGCAACATGAAAACTACCTCGCTTCGCCACACTTTCACAATTGGTGCTCTGCTAGTAATACTAGCTATAAGTGGAGCAACTTCACATTCCACAAACAAGACAAATCCTGTATTTAGAACGGTTAGGTCTCTATCGGAGAATGTACAAACGGATACTGTCCCATGTAAATCAGGGGCAGGAACGGCTTGCAAATGCCCGGGATCATGTATGACTCCGGTGAATACTAATGCTTCTGTTTGTAAACTTAATAAATGTTATGGATGGGACCAAAATCTTGCTAAATGTGCCGAAACAGGTCCCAAATTTACTCCTGCAATAGTTCTCCAAGCCATTCCGTTTACAGGCGTATTTGGGTCAGGTTTTGGAAATATGCAGAGATGGGATATATTTGGAATTTATATGGCTGTAGCTTTTGGACCCGTCGCGCTTCTGATTATAGCATGTTGTTTTGCCATGGCTGGCTGCTGTGATCAGAATGAAAATCGCGCCGATTGTTGTAAATGTATTTACTCTTGCATCGGCTGCCTTTGGGGAATAGCTATCCTAGTGATGTGGATTTGGGGAATTGTTGTTATTGCCAATAAAGAAGTCATGGGACCAAACGGCTGTTCTCTTAATTAAAACACGCCAATGAACCCATTGGATCCCATAGCGGAAATGATTTATATATTTCACCACTCCAAAGCCTAATTTCATTATCATTCAAATATTTTTTTGGGATTATTAATTGATATGTATATTCTTTAAACCAATCATTGCTGCATATTAGATTCCCTTTATATGGACCATCGCTACCCCAACTATTCTCTATTTTCCAATAATTTATAGAACCATATTTATCTAAGTTATACCCAACATAAACCATTGCGTGCGTCATCAAACTCTCACAACAGTCAATTCTTTCCTTCTTATTCATCGAATCAGTCAAATGTAAAAAGTTAATATAATCAAAAGAATTTTTATCCAATAAACCTTGTTTTGAATTTAAAAATTGCCCCACGTCACTTCCAAACCATATCGGCGTATTATCATCTATTGCCTTTTTCGTAAGTGCGTGCAATCTATCGATATCTATATTTAAATATTTTACCACATCGCCACCTTCAACATTTCCCAAATTTTCCACTCCATAAATTTTTGAATAGTCATTTCTCGGATCATGCGTCAATGATACATAATCATTAAAGTTAATCCTGCAAAAGTTTTTCATAAAATCAATTGGCGACCCATTGAAAGTTTTGACCTTTCCATCTGTTTTATAATTCCATGAAATTTCTTTAGGTGGCTCCCCAAAAAAACGAATTAGAATTTCGTATGTTTTCTGCATAGCTCCTTGCTTATCAAAATCTCCCGCATTCTTAAATATATTGTTTACAAAGGTACGGAACATTCGTGACAAAACCATATTAATACCGGCAGAATTGCTACTATGTTTGCTTTCGGGATAAGCATTCTGTGGAACAAGTCCATATTTATTTGCAACATTTGTAAACATTACCCATTGC